CCTGGCGAACTTCATGAAATCAGCTTTCCAGAAACGGATGCGAGTTCAGATGTAACAAAAGTAGAAAAGGCAACAAAAGAAATTTTAAATACTGCCGGTGGTGCGCAGATATTAAATTTAAATTCCGCATCAAATTCTACGGCTTTTAAATATGGTGTACAAGCGGATTCAGAATTTGCACTCTCATCTCTTATCCCACAGACACAAGCGATTATAAACAGATTACTAAGTAATTATATATCTAACCCATGCAAAGTAAAATTCTTTGAAGTGTCTATTTATCAGAAAGAAGATTTCAGAAAATCTATTCTTGAATCTTGTCAAAATGGTCTTCCAAATAAAATTTTATTAAATTCAATAAATGGCATTTCAGAAAAAGATACTCTTGCTATGAATTTCTTAGAGGAAGATGTATTGAATTTATCGGAAAAACTCAAACCATTTAGTACTTCTTATACACAGTCTGGAAGCGATACTGGTGGTGCACCTGAGAAAGATGATTCAGACTTGTCAGATGAGGGACTTGCTACTCGCGACGGTGACAAAAACAACAAATAATTATAATTAGGAGATTTATTTTGGAACATAAGTATTTTTATTGTTATAGTAAACCATTAAAAGATTTTTTATTAAAAAATGAATTAAGATATGTTTTGAAAGCAACATATGACAAAACTAAGAAACAATATTGGGTTTTTGAGAGTTGTGAAAAAATTGATGAATTATTAACAGAGTGGAGATTAAGAAAGCATTAATCTCTGCTCTTTTTTATTTAGAGAATATTAGTATAGAGGAGAAATATATGTATAAAGGATATATTTATATAATAAAAAATAAATTAAATAAGAATAAAGTTTATATTGGTCAAACAAGAGCATCTATTGAACAAAGATGGAGACAACATCGAAGTGGAGCAAAACATAGAAAAAACAATAATAGTGTTCTTTATAATGCAATGAATAAATATGGTGAAGAGAATTTCTCAATAGAGATTATTAAAACAATTGAATGTGATACAAAAGATGAGTTAATTGACTTATTAAATGAGTTAGAAATATATTATATTTCAAAGTATAATTCTGTTACACCGAACGGATACAATCTTACAATTGGTGGAAATAATACTTCTGTTAGATATAGTAAACCTGTCACTTCATATTTTTATAATGGGGAAATGGATAAGACATTTGATAGTATGAATGAGGCGGCAAGATTTTACCATGTAGATCCATCTCATATTGCTAGATGTTGTAATGGTTTAAGTCAATTGTGTGGGAAAAAAATTTGGAGATATCGAGACGACTCTTTTGAAAAATTTCCTATTTTGATAACAAAAGAACAATTGGAAAATAATTTTTTTAGACCTGTAGACAAGTACACAAAAGATGGAATATTCCTGAAGTCCTATAACACTATCGCTGAAGCAATTACAGATGATGAACAAGTAAATAGTTCAACTCCAATTTCATATTGTTGTGATGGAAAATATAATCAGGCTTTTGGATATGTTTGGCGTAATCATGGTGTCCCATTTAATGCCTATGATTGGAAAGTAAATCAAAAATTCACACAAGTAGATTCTTATGATTTAGATGGCAATTTTTTAAAATCATTTCAAAGTATAGCTGATGCACAAAGGTATTATGATATAGAAAATAATGCTCATATTATACAATGCTGTAATGGCGAAAGAAAAACATGTAATAATATGGTGTGGAGATATAAAAAAGAACCATTCGAAAAATATGCCACTGAAAGAAAGAAGAAAATTGGAAAAGCGATTAATCATTACGACTTAAATAATCTATTTATCGAAACAATAACTGGAGTTAAAAATATTCCGAATTATTCCAAAGGCATTTATGAATGTTGTAATGGATTAAGGACACATGTAAATGATTCAAAATGGTTTTATGCTGATGACATTAATAATCCAGATAAAAGTAGGATAATTGGAAAGCCAAAAGATTATGGAACTTCTAATAATGTGCCGGTTATTTTTAATAAATTTATTGAACCTATTTGCGTTTATGACAGGTATGGCAACTTTATAAAAGAATATCCAGATGCCAGAACTTTGTCTAAAGAGGAAAAAATTTTCACACAAACAATATACGATGTATGTGATGGTATATTTGCATACAATAAAGGTTTTGTCTACAGATATAAAAAGGATAATTTTGATTTGTATTATGATTTTTCATATAGGAAGAAACATATTAACATTTATGACAAAAGTGATAATTTCATAATGGAATGCTATGATATTCAAGAGTGTATTCGTCAATTAAATTTAGATACCAAAAAAGGAAGCAGTATTCAAAAATGTTTAATTCACGACAGAAAATATGCATATGGTTATCAATTTTTCAGGGTGGACGATTCAACTCAGCCCGACAAATCAAAAATCATCTCCGCAAAGGAGGTGAAATCCGCATGAAACAAAACTTTTTAAAAACCACAGACGAGGACACAAAAAATAAACTCTTAGAACAAGGTTTTAAACTAATATCACAAGATGGGAGTACATACACATTCTTAAATGACACTACTCTCACTTTTGAAGATAAATCCAAAATTACATATACAAATATATTATGTATTTAGCCACTCTCCTATTCTGAGTGGTATTTTTATGCTTATTTCTAAGCAGACTATTAAGGAAAGGAGGTAAGGCTAAAGAATGTCAAATAACAAAAATAAAAAGCTTCTTACATTAGATGATTTATATAATTTTTATTTTGTTCAGAATAAAAACTGTACTTTTAGTTCAAAAGATTCTGGATATAAATTATCCGTACAAGTTCCAGCTCAATTTGAAATAAATGCTGAACAGAATGATAACTCTCTTCTATTCTGTAAAGCAAAATTAATGCACTCTGGCGAAAATAGAAATCACTCTTCTGTTACTGATGAAGCACTTACTAAAGCGGCTAAAACACTTGCTTACAAACCAATCTTGGCAAACTTTATGGAATATACAGATGAAGAAACTGGTGAAACATTAAAAGATTTTACGTCTCATGATATGGAATTGAATGATGACGGTTCTATAACGTATATTGAAAAGCAAATCGGTAGTTTTACGGCTGATGAGCCATTCTTTGAGGTTGAGGAAGATACAGGGCATAATTTCTTATATGGTTATTGTGCGATACCTCGTGAGTATACTGACGCAAGTTCGATTATAGAAAGAAAAAATGGCACTAAAATTAGTGTGGAATTGGAAATCAATGAGATGCAGTACTCAGTAGCAAATCACGTACTTGAATTAACAGACATAAACATATTAGGAGCGACTTGTCTGGGGAAAAATCAATATACTTTAAATGATGTTGAGGAAGGAATGGAAAATGCAAGGCTTGATATTGCAGATTTCAGTGCAGAAAACAATTCTATCAAGTTTGATAAAGACGAAAAAATAATTGAATTGTTAGAAAGACTAAATACTACTCTTTCTAATTTCAATATACAAAAATCACTTCAGGAAGGAGGAAACAACACAAGCATGAATTTATTCGAAGAACTGTTGCAAAAATATAACAAAACTGTGGAAGACATTACATTCGAATATGCTGAATTAACTGATGAAGAACTCACAAAGAAGTTTGAAGAAGCATTTGGGGAAGAAACAAATGATGATGATACTGATGGTTCAGACGGTACAAATCCAGAACCTTCTACTGGCGATGGAGAAGGAATTGAACCAGATGATACTTCTAATGAAGGAACCGGTGAAGATTTTAGCACAGACGGAACTTCTGATAAAAAAGAAAATTCTAATACAGACAATGATACTCAAAATCAGTTCTCAACATCAGAAGATAAAATGGTTAGAAGTTTCGAAATTTCACATGAGGACATCCGTTGGGGATTATATAATCTTTTAGATACAGTTAGTGAAACAGATAATACTTGGTATTATATCGTTAATGTATTTGATGATTATTTTGTGTATGAAACTTATGATGCTGGAAAGGTTTATGGACAGAAATATACTGTCGAAGATGACAATGTAGCTTTTGATGGTGAAAGATATGAACTTTTCGTTGAATATCTTACTGAAAGTGAGAAAGTAACTTTAACAGAAATGCGTTCCAACTACGCTTCTCTCGTAGAGTTCAAAACAGCCACAGAGCAGAACGAACTTCATTCTCAACGTGAAGCAATTTTAACGGATTCTAAATATTCTGTACTCGCTACAAAAGATGAGGAAGGAAAATTCACTAATGCTTCTTATGCAGATTTATATTCTAAGATGGATGAATATTCTGTTGAAGATTTAGAGAAAGAAATCAAGGTTATTCTTGGTGAATATGCACTGAATGGTGGTAAATTCTCTGCTGCTACAGAACCAGAACAGAAAAAGACAACTTCTGTCAAATTATTTACAAATCCAAATAATACAAAGAAAAAGACAAGTCGCTATGGTAACTTGTTCAATAAAAACTAAATAAAAATATAACAATTATAACTTGAAGTCGTACAAAAATGTACGGCTTTTTATTATGCCAAAATTTCAAAAAATAAAGGAGGAAAACACTATGTCAATTAGATACAGCGTAGAATCTCACCACGTAGCGTTCCCTACCAAAGTCCTCTCTGAACGTGTTGGTAGAACATTAAACATGGTGATCAGCGAAGATACTGACAACGGTACTGTTGTTGGTAAAGGTGATTATGTAAGTTTCGATCAGTATAAGGTTGCTACTGCACCATCTGCTTTTGAGGGTGTAATTACAGAACAGGCTGCTGATGGGAACTGGTATGTAGAGGTTACAAAGATTGATGTAAATGACCCAGCAATTTTAATCTATGAAGTTCCTGAAATTGCAGAAACTTATAATTCTAAGTTTACAGCTACAAAAAACTTCTTTAATGAAGCAAGCGCAGAAAGAACAAAAACTGTTAGAGGCTTTGTGCTGACTGTAACTGATGTCTACGAACTGAGCGAGGATGCTTTTGAAGGTACTCCTAAAGCTGGTGCAAAAGTAACTATTAACGGTCAGAAACACGTTGTTTCCGAATAATTAGAAAGGAGGAATAGAGAATAATGGGTAAAATGAACTTTGACGCAAGAACACTTGGTATTTTTGCAGAAATGAAAACTACATATGATGATGTTAAAAATTTAATGTTCGATTTATATAATAATGATCTCGAAGATGGAATTACTAGAAGAGAAGCTGAAGAAACTCTTAGAGAGCTGTCTCTTAAAATCTTTGGTCTTACAAAAAATTCTAAGAAAAGAGATCGTATTCGTGCCTATAGAGATCATGGTCGCCAGTGGTTCGATGTAATCGAGGAAGTTGTTGACTGGACTGTTACTACAGGTCTTAAAGAAAACGAATGGTTTAATGCACTTGTTAATTATAGAAACCTTAACGAAGGTGATGAAAACTTATTCGTAAACGAAGCAGACGAGGTAATCCTTTCTGTTGCAAGAATGGGTAAGAGACATCACGATACAATGCTCCAGAGATTACCAGAAGGTACAACATATCAGATTGAAACAGACCTTTATGGTGCTGCTGTAGGTGGTGATATTGACAAGTATCTTATTGGACAGGAAGACTGGACAAAACTTGTTGATGCAATCACAACTGCATTTACAACACAGACACAGGAACTTATCTTTGCTGAAATTCTTGAAGCACCTAAAAAACTTCCTGTTCAGACTGGATTTGTAGAATCTGGTGCATTGAATACTGTAAACCGCAAGAAATTTAATAAAGTTCTTCAGAATGTGTCTTCCGCTAATGATAACGCTGATGTTGTTATTATGGGTACTATGGTAGCACTTCAGGAACTTGAAAACCTTATCAATGTTGATTGGCTTGCAGATTCCCAGAAAGAGGCTGTTGCTACAATGGGTAGACTTGGTAACTATGGTCGTTATCAGCTTATTGAAATCCCACAGCGATTTGCAAGAAATGACGTAACAAAAGATATGTACAGTGATGACATTCTTTGGGTATTTGCATCTGGGGACAATAAACTTGTTGATATGGTAGACGTTGGTGAAACTCTGATTGATGAAATCACAGACAGAGGCGAAGCTAATAGTAATATCGCTGATCTTATGAAATATGAAGTTCAGAGAGAATTTGGTGTTGCTACTCGTTTAGGAAAGTACTTCGGAGAATGGGAAATTACTGAAGATTAATTCATAGTAAATACATAGGAGAGTACTCTTGTACTCTCCTTTTTAGTAAGGACAAGAAAGGAAAATATTATGGCATATACAAAGAAAACAGCCAAGCAGACAGAAGATGCTCAAGAAACCGTTGCGTCTGTTTCGAAAGAAACTGCCACAGTATCAAAAGCAAAATCAAAGAAAGAATTTACAGACTCTGATTATATTTTATGCCGTTCTGTTTGGATTGGTGGATTAAATGTTACGTGCAAATCTGGAAACACGTATGAATTTAGGGATTATGGCGCGGAATGTGAAATTAACTATAGAGATTTAGCAGCACTTATTAGAAAAGGATCAGATCATATTTTCTTACCTAGATTTATAATTTTGGACGATGATTTATTAGAACAATTCCCGACTGTTAAAAAGACTTATGAGACAATGTACACTCGTGAAGATTTAGTAAATATTTTAGCACTTCCAATTTCTAAAATGAAATCTGAAATTGCTGAACTTCCTGCTGCAACGCAAAATGTTCTGTGCAAAATGATTGCAACAGAGATTGCTTCTGGACGTTTGGATAGTATTAAAAAGGTAAGAACATTGAGTGAAATTTTTGATTCTGACTTTAATCTGCTAAGTGAGTTATTTGTAAGGTAAAGGAGGCTTGTTATGCTCTCCTATGAAAAAATATTTAGTCGGGTTCGCGGTAAAATAGACGATCCGAAAGAACTGTCTTTAGAAGAAAATGTATTAAATGAAATTTATGTAGAAAGATTGCATATGGTTATTGGCAATCCAAGAGTTCGTAGGCTTTTCTCTTCTATCACATTTGATGATGAAATAATGCAGATTACATATGAATTGAATAATTCAGTCGATGAATTTTCAGATGATGAATTTGTAACTGATATTTTTACACTTGGAATGGTAATCGAGTGGTTACAACCAAAGGTAGATTCTGTGTTATACACTGCCCCAATGATAGGTGGAAAAGAAGAAAAGAAAATTTTGGATGGTCATAGTAATATGATTAATCGGTTAGACGGCATGAAAACTGAGCTGAATAAAAAGATTAGGGACTATGGATATATGTATAATTCATATGTTAATGGTAATTAGCTATGGAATACTTATATGGTGAATTCTCTGACAATCAAATAGAACTCAATGCTGAAAAGATGCATTC